CAATTGCGAGCAGGCGGTCAAAAGTTTGGATCGCAATCTACAAGTTTTACAGGTGGTATTCACACGGTTCCAAATGCCAGTGGCGATGGACAAGACTTGGTTATGCCTACTCAAAATAGTTTGACAGGTCAAGCAGGCTTTACATATGCCAGCGGACCAAAACAAGGTCAGCCTTACACTGGCACGGCTACTCCACAGCCACAGAGTGTGGGCACAAGTTTCCAAAAGGCAGTTGATAAAGCCTTGGTAGATTTTAAAACAGCACCTTCAATTGCTGCCGCTAAAGCCGCATTAGAAAGGGCTGCTTTGCTTGATCCAGGTGACAATACATTGGTCAATGCTGTTCAACAACGAATCAACGCTACAAGTCCTGAGATTTTAAGACAGGCAACACAGCCTACGCAGGCTACTTCACCAGAGGCTGTTTCAGCGGCACCCACTGGTAATGCCGCCAGAGTTGCTGAAGCACAGCGTAATATAGAAAGTATCCAACGAGAACTTGCTAAACCAAAGCCTGCTGGATTCTCACAACAAAGTGAAGATCAACGCAAAAGAATACTACGAGATGAACTGGCTAAAAACCAAGCAATTGCTGGAACTTCAGCGGCACCTGCCGCAGGTAAAAGTCTGGCACAACGAGAAGCAGATCTTAAAGTTGCTACTACCAAGCGTGAAAGCGATATTGCTACAAGTGCCGCTATCGCACAAGCAGAAGAAAAACCACCAGCGGAAGCCCGTGGTAAAGGCAAAGCCAGTGACATTACTAACCAACGAGCCGCAGATGAAAACTATGCGTTGATTAGACCTGTAGCAGATTTAATTAAACAATCTACTGGCAGTGGTATTGGTGCCAGAGTTGATGATCTGGCAAGATTCTTTGGCGTTGGAACCAATGGTGCTCAGGCAATTGCTCAATTAAACACTATGTCGTATCCATTTAAATATATGATTCCACGATTTGAAGGTCCGCAGAGTGACAGAGACACTAATTTATATGTTGAAGCCGCTGGTGACTTTGCCAATCCTAAAAAGACACAGGCAGAACGCTTGGCTGCTTTACAGGGTATGATCTTTATTCTTAAAAAGTATGACAAAGAAGGTAAAAACGACTGGACATATGGTGGAACAAGCCCAGCCGAACAAAATAAAGCCCAACCTGGAACTACAAGTAGCGGAAACAAATATAAAAAGGTCCAATAATGGCATTTATATATGAAATAAATGGACAACGAGTAGAGTTTGAACGAGAACCTACGGAAAAAGACATTGACGATGCTGCCAGAAGTCTGCGTCCTGCCCCACAAAGTCAGCAACAACGACCTGTAGAAGGCAGTGGTGGTGCTGCCTTTGGTGTTTATCGTCCGCAGGGCAGAAGACCAGAAAGTCAGCAAGACCGTGAAGCAGCCAAAGATATGCCGTTTCAAACTGCCCGTGGTTTAGTCACAGGTGGGTTTGGTGCTCCAGCAGACATATTAAACTTGCCAGGAACTATATATAGTGCTGTCAGTGGTCAGCCTGCCCCTTATCAGGTGCCTTATGGCAGCGAACAATTGAATGAAATGTTGCCAGGCAGAAGTGATGCTCCCAGTGCTAAACTTGCCAGATTTGGTGGAGAATTATTAGCACCAGTTCCAGGTATAAAAGCATTACAAACAATTCCTGGAGCAGTTCGTGGTGTTGGTGATGTTGTGTCGGGTGCTGTAGGCACAGGCACAGGTTATATTGCCAGACCAGGAAGAACTCCCCGTGGTTATCAAGTGCCAAGTCAAAGAAATCCTATTGGTGCTACATTTACGCCACCAGAAGAGTTGGCAAAGTTTGAGCGTGGTGAATTACCCTATGGTCAAATGCCTGAACAACGACCAATCAGTGAATTACCGCAGGGTAAATTAGATCAAGCCGCAATGATGCTCAGTGGCGGTAATATACCCAACGCTGGACAAGGTGCCCGAGCATTTGGCGAAAGATTAGGCGAAACTTACCGTAATCCATTGACTGCTGCCGCAGACATTGGTAGTATGTTCTTTACTGGTGGTGTTCCAGTTTTAACTACACTACGAGGCGGTCTTGCTGGTGCTCAGGCATTGGCAGATATGCGATTAGCCAGCAAAGGATTTACTCCAGAGTTGCCAAAAAAATTAGAAGAATACCAAACAGGCGTTCGTCCTATGCCAGGCATCCAACCAGGACCAATGCCCAGAGGTTTTCAGGCTGCGGGACCAATAAGTCCAGGTGGCTTGGCTGCGGCTACGCCTGCGGCAACTGCGGCTATGGCTACTACACAACGAGTAGCAGGCACAACTCCACGAGCACCCGCACAACCAAGACCAGTGGCACAACCATTCGTATTACCTGATGTAGGCACACATTACAATCAGGCAGCACAAACTACTACAAACTTTGGTGATACATTTAATCAGGCTGTTGCGGCAAGAAAAACAGACTTATTAAAAGATGCCAAACAGCGTGGCACCACACTAACACCACAACAAGCAGAAGATTTAGCATTTGATGAAATTAAAGCGTGGCGTGGTCAAAATGTAGAGGCGTTTAAACCAAAACAACAAGCCGTTGGACCAGTGGAACCCACAGCCACGCCCGAAGAAGTCATAGCACAATTTAATCCGCCTAAAGTTGATGAAGAATTATTGAGTGATCAACGCATTTGGAAAATGCTACAGGATAAAACTGCGGCTGGCACTAAATTAGGTGTAAATGAAGAAACTGCTGTTCGCAGAATTACCAACAAGTATGGACAAGACCCATTTCAAACTGGTAATCTTACGGGCGAAACCGTATTAGAAACACCCAAGCGTAAGAATGTTAAACAAGAAACCAGAGTAAAAGAAATGGAAGCAGAACGCACCAAAGATATGACACCCGAGCAAATTGCCGCTGATGAACAGGCTATGATGGACAGAGTAAAACGAATGTCCGACCCAAATAGTAAGTTTAATAAAACACTTCGTGGAGATTTAGGCAGCGTAAAAACTACACCTAAAGTAGAACCTACACCACCTAAATCTGAATTGAAACAAGGTGATACATTTACCGTAAATGATGATGATTTTATGGGACCTGGAAATTATCAAGGAATAGATAAAGAACTTGTCAATAAAATCCCTAAAAAAATAGAATGGATAAAAGAAAGCAATTTTGAAAATGCCAAAGGTGAAATTGTTGTCAGTGAATATATTTCTAAAGCAACTAAAAATCAACCAGAATATAAACTTGTTGATAATTTTATGAATGATGAACCCAGTAAGTTGTATGTTAAAAAAGGCAACGACTGGGAATTGGTGGCAGATGAAAAAACTATTATTGATGCCAAAGAAGCAGCCAGTGAAGCCGCTTTTAAACAAAAAATGGACGCATATCTTGAGCCAACACTTAAAGAAACAGGTTTGACGTTTGATGAATTTATGGCATTGCCTGAAGACAAACTAATTGAATTGGGCAAACAAATGAAAAAATCTAAAGGTAAGCCACCAGCAGGCACTATGGAAATGATGACTGGCGGAAAACAATTTGACAGCAAAGCAGATTATGAGGCACAGGTTTTATTAGATAGACTGGCTGGCAAACCAACTACAGGTAGTTTTGTAGATAATGGCTTGCGTTATGAAATCACTGAAATAGATTATGGTAATACGCCTAAAGATTTATTAAAACGTTTGAATAAACCACTAACAGAAATCAGAGTATTCAGCGAACGAACCAACAACCAAATATCTGGTCCCGCCCCTGATGTTCCCGAAAAACCTTTGAGACAAAGAATAGAAGAGCGTAGAAAAGGTAAATAATACTATGAACACAACTGAACAACTAACACAGGTTTTTTACGACAACTTTGTAGCATACTACAGAAGCCACGCTGCCCACGCAAATGTCACTGGCAGAACTTTCCGCAGTGATCACAAAATGCTACAGGGTGTATATGAACGCAGACAAGCACAGATAGATGTTTTGGGCGAACTATTACGCACACTACAAGAGTTTATGCCCACAGACTTAAACGAGATCATCGCAAACTCACAACTCAGCACAGAACCCATAGAAGGCACTGCGGATGAGTTGCTACAACTGGTCTATGATGATTTAGAACAATTATGCGAGTGCTACAAAGAATTAAACGAAGTAGCCGAAGAAGATGAGCACGATGAAATAGCCAACTATGCTCAAGAACAGATTTTAGATATAAACAAGAGTTTATGGATGTTGCGTAGCGTATTAGAATAAACGTTTGTAAGCGTATGACCCACGGACATCATAACCTGAGCGTTGGTGTAGTTTAAGAAAAGCAGTTTGGTCATTACGCATAGTAGTAGAACAGATTATAGGACTTTGACTTAAAAATGCGAATCCTTCCCATAATTGTATCATATCTTTTAATAGTTGTATTCTGTATCTACTGGACAAGCCGAGATCAAGGTGAGCCATACGCACACCAACCATCTTATCGTCCGACCACGGAGCAAAGTCGTTAGTCTTTGCCCAGGTGTAGGCAAGTAATTTGCCTGTTGGCTCAATGGCTACGCTGAATAGTTCAGTGGTGGGTTTATAGAATTGATTTATAATTGCCAAGGTAATATTTCGAGAATATGTAATTGGCTCAGGAGTAAAGATAGTATCTATCTCAGTTTGGAAGTTGGCTTCTGCCAAGGCTACAATAGCAGTGACATCTTGTCCTGTTGCGGGTCGCCAAATATATGACATCATTTCATATCCTTTCAAGTGTTTGTATATTTAATCTTGCTAAATAATAATATGGCTACAGAAATTAAAAAACCGAAAAAAGAGAAAATCTCTACCAAAGCAGAACCGAATATGAAAAGTCACGGTGGGTATAGACCTGGCTGTGGAAGAAAATTAGGCAGTAAAGATGCTATTACCATCAGTGGTTTATTAGATCAAGTTTTTACACAGGCACAGGGCAGAGACTATGAAGAACTATTGATTGAAGACTTTATGAAAGCACGAGCAAACAACGATGGTGCTACAATTATTAAATATCACAATCTTATTTTAAGTAAAGTTATGAATAGTCTGGCTAAAGTAGAAGTCACTGATAGTGCTGATGCGGTAGCCGCAAAGCAACAGGCATTTGCCGACGCATTGTCTAAACTAACTGGCGTGAAGAACGTATAAATAATACTATGGCAACTAAAAAAGTGAATTTAAGTGTTGGTAGAGGCGAAAAGCAATCTGTAAAAGCAGGTGGCGGTTTGACAGCCAAAGGCAGAGCCAAGTATAACAAGGCTACTGGCAGCAATTTAAAAGCACCAACTAAAAGTGGTCCAAGACAGAAAAGTTTTTGTGCCAGAAGTGAAGGTTGGACAGGCGAGCGAGGAAAAGCCGCCAGAAAGAGATGGGGATGCTAATATGAAAAACGGATTATATGCTAATATCAATGCCAAGCGTGATAGAATCAAGGCTGGTAGTGGTGAGAAAATGAGAAAGCCTGGCACCAAAGGTGCTCCCACAGCCAAGGCATTTACAGAATCGGCTAAAACAGCCAAACCAGTTAAAAGGAAAACAAAATGAAATACGAAAGCAATTTATCTTATGCCATCGGTGGTCAGGCTACTAAAAGCACGGCAAAGAAATATGGTGGTAATATGAACCAACACGGCAATCCTGACGCACTGATCAACAAAGGTCAGGGTCCCAGAGGCGGTGGCACAGCAATGCCAAGTTGCGGCTGTGATATGACATATGGTTCAAGCAATCCGCAAAAGCGTCAAGCCGTGGGTGATGGACAAACTAAATCTATGCCTGCCGTTGGCAAAGAGCGTTTTGATTTTGCCCGTGGTCCAACTAAAGGGAATCAACGATGATCAACGCATATCAAGTCACTGGACTAACAAGTTTAATTACTGCTACATCAAGTAGCAGTGAAATCAATATCACGCCCACAGAAGCAGGTTTTAGTTTTAGTGGTAAAGGTGGTCCATTCTTTTTAAAAATTACCAATGGTAGTAGTGATCAGAATGTTTATTTCAAAACAGGACTAACAAGCCAGACAGCAGTTATTCCCACAGGTGATGGTGCTTTTGCTGGTAGCACACCAATTCCAGCCTATGCTGAAGTTATTGTTCAAGTTGAAAACCCTGCTGATACACCAGCAACCATTTATGTTGCCTGCGTAGCAGCCGCATCAAGTCCTGTGTTTATTACACCAGTGTCACCAATATAAGGAAAAGAAAATGAAAAACCCACAAAGTAAATCAATCAATCAAGCACGTGGTCCTCAAACAGGCAACGCAGGTAATATGACCAAGCGTAATGCTTTTATGGATGCCAAATCTACAAGTAGCAGTGAAAAAAGTATGTTAGCCGATATGGTCACCAGTGCTTTAGAAATGCGTGGCAGAGGTCAAGCAGGTAAAACTAATCCTGCGTTAGAAGGCTTACACGAGCGAACAGGTCCTAAAACAAACCCAACTGCTGATGGTAGTCGTCTATCCAGCAAATACAAACGACCTACCACAAAAGGTTAAAGTAGTATAAATAACAGAGCAGTCCAAGACTGCTCTTTTAATTGTATAGTTATGAAAGGAAAAGCAATGATAACAAGCAATCAAGACAACCCCTGGGATAAAAAACCAGAACAACCAGCGGTAATTTCCGCACCCGCAAAAAAAGCAGTTGCTCCTAAAGCAGTCAGTAATGCTGAATATGATTTAGAAGGTTTGATGACTGACTTTCCCACAGCCAAAGAATTAGAACGATTTGTTTTTGACGAAACAGGCATCGTGTTAAACTTAAAAGGCAGAGCAAATAAACTCAAGTATCAGGTAGCAATGGACACACTAAATGGTGTGGAAATTGAAGCCAAGTTTAAAGGTGATAACAATCCTTATATTGATAAAGCAGAACTAATACCTGAAGAACCACTTAAAGAAGTTCCTGCCAGAGATCCCTCATTGCCTGACCGTAGCCAAACTCAAAACTTATTTTATAGTCCTGTAGTTCCGCATCCCGATGACGAAGCCAGAGCAATGGATAAGAAATGCCACGTATTATTTAGAAAATACAAAAACGGTATGATCAGTTATGAAGTTCTTGGTCCTCTTGAACAAAAACCCAAAGGCGAAAAGATTGACAAGTTTGGCAGAACACGCCCAGAAATTATTACCTGGGTAGATCCCCGAACAGGCGAACAAATTATTGTGCGTGAAGATGGCACACTGACACCACAGGGCAAACGCTTGCGTGGTATGATGATGACATTTAAAGTCAATCGCAGTAATCAATGGGAAGTATGGATTGACCGTGAGTTTATCAGTCTTGATGATTCAGTTAAAAATAATCCCTGGGACTTGACAAAATGACAGAATTCCGTGATCCAGAACCCCACGCTAATATTGAAGGTGCCAGTGTTAAATTGGAAAATATGATATTGGCATCAGGCAAAGCAGGAAAATTATTGGAAGAAGAAAATCATCCTGATGACAAGCACGTTGTATTAAAAGCAATAGGCGATATTGATGCTTTTATTGAAGGTAAGCCTTGATATGGATAAACAAGAAACCCTAAAATACAATGACACACTTATCTTACAAAAGGTAAATGCCAGTCATCGTATTGCCTTTGCTGACAAATATCCCAATCAGGTTGAGCATATTCTTCGTTTAATCACAGAACGATTACAAATTGGTTTAACTAAATTAGAAACCACGGACTTGTCTAAACCTGATACTTGGAGTTTAAGTTGCCACGAGATCAATAACCTTGCGGAAGCAATGTTTTATGTTCATCAAATCAGGCAAGACTTAAAGGCTGAATAATGTTAGGACAAGATGTATTGATGGCAAGAGCACTACGCTTCAGCGTGGATAAACACGGTCTTACCACTGACGCACTTAAAAACATACCAGATTCATTACAAAGCCAACTAATGGATCTGGCTATCACCGTGGCAGAAGATATGAAGTTTAACCAACTAAAATACTTTAGACCGTTTGAACATCAACTTAAATTCTTTGCCACAGGCGAACATCAACGCAGAGGAATATTGGCTGCCAACCGAATTGGCAAAACCGTATCTACTTGTTTTGAAACTGCTTGTCATCTCACAGGCTTATATCCTGATTGGTGGCAAGGACACCGATTCACAGCACCCATAACTTGTATGGTGGCTGGCGAAGGCTGGAGTCAGGTAGCATTGGTCTTACAAAACGAATTGTTAGGAACGCAAGATGTTAAAATTACTGAAAACCTGGGAACTGGTGCTATTCCTCGCTCTTGTATCATTGCTGATACTATGCGAAATGACGGTGCCAATTGTATCGGTGTCGAGATTCGTCACACTTCTGGGGCTAATAGTTATTTGTTATTCGCAAATTATACTCAGGAGGTTCGTCAATTACAAGGTTTTAAACTCAATATGGCTGTATTCGATGAGCAACCGCCTGATGATTTCTTCAGTGAGATCGTCACTCGAACTGCTACTACGCAGGGAAAGATTCTCTGCTCATTCACGCCACTCAAAGGACTCAACGGACTTGTCAGTAAGTTCTGGAACAGAGAAGAAGGCTACAACTATATCAGGGTAAGTTGGGATGATTGTCCTGAATATGATCCTTGGGGTCAGCCATTTTTATTAAAAGAAACAAGACGACAACTTGAGCGTGATTATCTGCCACACGAGCGAGAAGCCCGTATCGCAGGTAAGCCTGTGATGGGCAAAGGTGCTGTGTTCCAGTTAGGTGATTGGGCAGCAGTGACTTACAAAACTGGTGAAGTAGATTTTAACAGAATGCCAAACATACAGCGTGTTATCGCACTTGACCTTGGTTTAGTCAATGACAAGACCGTGATCAGTTTAATGTATTGGGAACCCAACGAAAAGATGGCATACTTACACAGACAGATTGTTATACAGGGTGTAGAAGAAGCCGTGCCTACTCAATATGTCAATCACCTGCTCAGACCTGAAGTATTTGGCACACCCATAGTATTACCAGCAGACGCCTCAACCAAAGGCAGATACACTATGAGTAGTAGCAGTATTCGTGAGTTGTTTGAGAGTTATGGATTGAATGTCTATGAAAATGCTATTATGAATCCGCCAGATCAGTATGGCAAACAAAACAATCACAAAAGTTATGGCATCAACCAGATGCGACAAATGTTTGAGATGGGCACATTTTTCGTAAATGAAAACTGCTCTAACTTTCTAACAGAAGCACAAAATTATTTTGTTGATGAAAAAGGCAGATTCAGTGATCCTGATGATTGTATTGATAGTTGTCGCTATGCTATTATGGCTGTCTTACAAGGCATCGCAGAACCATTTGATGGCTTGAGTAGTCAGCAGAGAATGAGAGCACAACGTGATAGATATGTTAAATATGATGATAGTCAAAGACCGAGTTGGAAGAAGACATACTCGGCTGAATAAGGAATTGAAATGAAGATTTTTATTAGTATAGCGAGTTATAGAGATCCGCTGTTGGCAAACACCGTGAAAGATGCCTATGATAACGCACACAACAAAGATAGTTTAGTATTTGGAATAGTAGATCAAAGTTATGGAATGGAAACTTTTGATCCTGGTTATTTTAAGTTTAAAAAACAAATAAAGTATGTCAGGATAGAACCACATTTAAGCCGTGGTGCTTGTTGGGCAAGACATTTATGCCAGACATTATATGACGAAGAAACTTACTATTTCCAAATAGATAGTCACACAATTTTTGACAAAGACTGGGACTTGTATTTTATTGATCAATACAGACATTTAGAGCAATATCACGCCAATCCAATTATCAGTAGTTATCCGTATCCGTTTGATATTATTGACGGGGATTTAACTAATTTAAAAAAAGGACAAACCAGTAAAGATTGTATGTTGTTGGCAGTAAATCAGGAACATACATTTAAAAACGCTCAAGAACAACACGCTTCAGTTCGTGGAACCTTTATTAAAAAGGAAG